TGTCTGCCGATTCTATCAGGTCGCCCAGCCCATACCGCGAGTTCGTTATCAGATCGCGCAAGCACCAGACCGGGTTCGCGCAATATTGGACGCGGTACGTCTCCCCGTCCCACGTCAACTCTGTATCGTCGCTTATCAGCTTATATTTTGCCGCGTCAGCGTCCCAATAGTAGTTCTCCCAATCGACACTCGTTCCGCCGTTCTTTACGTCAGGCGCGGATATTTTCAGCCCCTTGACCAGCGCGGTCACGTTCGGGATACCGCCGCACAACTGGTCTGTCGCAAGCAACCGCAATGACAGCAACGCCGTGTTCGGATACGCGAGGTCGTCGGTCGTTATCTCGTCCACACTCGTCAGCGTAAGATCGCCGACGTCGTAATCAGTCGAATCGCCGCTTGTGCGCGTCACCCGGATGTCGTACTGGCCCGGCGCAAGACCTTCTTTTCGGAACGTCCGCGAGAACGTAGCGCGCGACTTCGTGTTTACCGTCTGTGTCCCCAGCGACGTATACGAACCGTCCGTGTGCAGTTTATACTCGACCGTATATTCAACCGTCCACGCAGATATAACGCCGGTGTTCTCATCCTGTGAATAAAGACCAAATGGGAAGGATAAATTGACCTCGAAAACCTCAACGTCGGTCTTTACCGTTGTGTATACCTCTGGCGCGTCCTTGAGCAATGCGACCCCGACCGGCTGGACACTGTGAACATCGCCGAAATACGCGGCAACGCCCTGCGTGTTCGTCCCCATGCTCGTCGATGCGGCGACGCCCTCAAAGTTCGCAACCGGCGCGTTATTTACCACGACGCTTGATATGCCGGAAACCTCGCCCTCGCACATGGCAAACAATAGCGCAAGATAATTTTTTTCACCGTCGGACGACGTGTACGCGTTGATCACGTTCCCACCGATGCGGTGCGTACCATAGACGATCTTGACTGACTGCCCGCTTTCTTGCGTGGATGATATTCCGTCCCACGTATACGTCGGGCTTTCCGCGTCCATCCCATCGCCGACCATGTTGAACCCGCGCTTTGCCGCCTTGCGCGCCTTAATCGACGCCTGAATACTCATTATTGTCGACACGGCGACGAACGTCCAGAATATGACCTTGCCGACGAACGCCCACGTCGCTGCCTCGGCAGCAATCACGCGGACAAAAACGGTATCGTTGCAGACGAGTTCATCAATGCCAACAGGCGCGTCATCGACAAAACATTCAACATGCTCCGCCGCCAGCCCGCAATAAGACACAACGGCAGAAACCGGTACGCTTGCGTTTGTGTCTATGGAGTATTCTTTTGTCTGCTGCTCAAACGGATTATTAACGACGAGTATTTTTATCATTTTTCTGCCTTGTATCGGTATATCCCTGCCACAGAGCGATGCATCCGTCCAACGTCGGAAAGCGCCGATATTGCAACTCCTGCGTTAAGTGTCGAGTGTAGAAAGTGCGTATCATCTATCATAACGCCGATGTGGTTGACTATCCCGTCGCGGTTCTCAAACGCAACAACGTCAAGCGGTTGCACCGTTGCGGACTTCTCCCAAAAATCAGCAAACGCCTTCATGTCCCGGTGCGCGCGCGTGTATTGCTCGGTAGCTGCGGCATTTATCCCATTGTCGGCAAGCACTATTAAGACGATACCGACGCAATCGGCCCCGTCCATCGTGCGGCCATGACGGACATACGGAACACCAAGGTATTGATCTGTTTTAATCATACAAAAAACCGCCTGCTGGGTATGCCGGGAAACCCGCCGAATCGTATCTGATTCGACAGTTCTCGGCACCGCGCCAGCGTTTTATTGCAGTCCGTTTCGCCGCCTGAATAACCGCACTCGCTACCCTTGAACCGCCACGCGCAATGATTGCGCAGGTATATGCGGGACGGAATCTGCTTGCTATTGACATCCCATTTTGACGACAACGTGAAAATTACGGCTTTGTCCGTTTCGACATACCGCTCAATATAATAAACGTCGTCAACGTATGCGTCGTCGTGGTCGAGCGCGTCGCGCCAGACCCGGCGAATGGTCACCTTTTTGCGCATCAACTCGTATGTCGCAAGGATCCCATGCATAATCCCGGAGTTGTTTGCGATTGTAAGGGTTACGCTATCAATGCGGCCAGTGCCGTTTTCACTGACGATGTCGTGCTGTATTGCGAGCTTGGTGTACGTCACGCCGTCGAAAACGATGTCCTCATGCGCCTCGGCATACGTCAGATTGTCGCTGCCGTTGTATTCGTGCAGGATGTAAAGGAACACCGGCGCGTTTTCGCGCGCGTTCTTTTGCGCCTTGAAATCAGCCGATAATGTCCTCATAATACGCTCACCAGCGCGACCGAAATATCATACACTCCATAAGCCTTCAATCCGATGGTCAAACTGTCCCGCTCAAACCGTACCGTGTATTGAGTGCTATCGACCGGGTTGGTAAAATAAAACGCTTCGTATGCGCCAGCGCGTGCCTGAAAAAAGTCCTGTATCGCGTCCTTTTCTGTGGTCGTCCGGTTCATGAAATTACAAACAAACCGTCTCCGGGACGTCGCCCACCGCTTGCCGCGCTGCTCCGACCCGTCATCCATCTCGCTGATTGACGTTCTAAACACTTCCTCGTCAGCATAAACGAAATCAGGCGTCTCGCTAAAAGTCTGCATGTTACCCCCTGCGCCCGACCATTGCCAGCGTCGGATTGTTTCGGTCAAGTTCTTCTGCTATTGCCGCCGCAAGCGTTCTTTTATTGCGCATCACGTCAGTCGTATCCCACGCCTGTACGTTCATATTTATCACGATTCCGCCGCGAGGTTCCTTATCGTTTGATTTATGCGACGGTACGACTTTTTCTCCGCCATGCAGTAGATACATCCCCGTTCGTGGGATATATTCCGTCCCAAGCTGATGCGCCCCGGCAGCTGTTCCGGCTGATTGCGCGGTTCCACCGGCAGCCGCGACACCGGCAGATCCAAACGCACCGCCGATGCTCTGAAATATCCGAATGACCGCCATCTTTGCCAGTATTTGCGCGAACATCTGCAACATCATGTTGCCGAACGAAATCATGTAAGACTTTAGGCTGGCGACCTGACCACGGAACGCATCGAAAAATATATTCGTGAACGACTGCTCCATGTTCTGCGCAGTCTGCTGCGCGACCATCTCGGTCATTTTGAAATTTCTCCATATCTGTACGAACTTCGACTGGACTTTTTCCTCGCCGATGATAATGTCGTCAAGTTCAATGGGATTCTCTGGCGTCCCATTCTGTTTGCCAGCTCCGGTGATTACGGTATTAGCACCGCGCAACGCCTTCGTTAGAAGACCTGCCGTCGCTTTCGCCAATGGCGCCAGCTTTCCGCCAATGGTTTCCAGCAGATCAGACCATGCGTTTTTAAGCATGGCAATGCTGCCGGTATACGAGTTCAGGTCTTTCTGCGCACGAGACCCAAATCTGTCCTCAAGCAGCTTTTGAACGCGCTCAAGTTTCTCACTGGCGGTGTATGCGGTGCTTAAATCAAGACCAAGGCGCTTCAATTCTCTATCGTATCCGTTTACGGAATTAGTCACGACTGTCGCAGCTGAATCAAGGTCTCTACCGGTCGCCGCAGCGTAATCAATCGTTGCTTTTGTCAATGCCTCAAGTTTAGCTGGTGCAACGTTCCCAAGAGTGATGAACTTCTCCATAACTCCGACAATCGCCTCGTCACCGTATCGGCTGACAAACTGAAACCGCTCGGACAATCGTTGCAGGTGTTTTGACAGCGCGTCTGAATATGTGCCTTGAATTTGAAGCGCGGCGTTGAGTCGGTTAATCGCGTCCTCTTGCTTCCCATACTCATCAAGCGCGACGGACGCGACTTTAAACGCGGCCGCTATGGCTGCGGCAACTATTGCCGCCTTTGCTGCGACGCCACCAAGACCGGCGGAAACCCTGCTGAACGCGGAGGATGCGTTGTCGTTACCGTTGATGTTGATGTTGATATCTTGTTTCGCCATCTTCTTTTTCCTTGCTTATGCGCTCGATTGTCGAATCAACGAAATCAATCGCCTGAACCAGCTTGCTCGGCTGTTCGAGCCACGTTCCGGGATACGGAAGAAAACCGTTTTTATAATGCCTGACGCATTGCAAAACGCCCATGATGCTGTGCGTCAGGTATCTCCCCGGACACCGGTCAATACTTTCGCCGTCGATAAAGAGCGAAACCCCGCCATCACACCCGCGAACACGTTTCAACGAATCTGTGCAACACTGGCAGTCCACGCCGTTCATCATTGCCCAGACTGCCACTTTCAATTTTTTCGATCATCACCGCCAAGCATGTTAAACTCAATAATCTCGCCCAGCAACTCCGCCACGGCTTCCAGCGGCAACGATTCAACTATTTCGTCGCGCTTCTCGTCGGTTGACAATACGTGGTCAGAAACGCCGTTCAGCGGGTAATTCGTTACGGCCTTAAGCGCCGCGCGCACGACTAATATCGAGTGCGCCTGCCCGTTCCCGTTGCGCATCTTCTCAACGAACTCAAACTGTTGCGCCTTTGTCAACGTCCCAATCGTGAACACCGTCTTGCTTTCCCCTTTGTCGCACTTGAGCGTCACGTCCTTCGTATCGCCACGAGCCATACCACGAATCATGCCACACCCCCGTTTATGCAGCCGCGTCAGGCGTCAAAGACACTTCGACAATCCTTGACACGGTGTTATTGTTGTCGATGTCACACTCGAAAATCAAGTATATTTTACCAGCGTAATTCAGATTTGATGCTGTTAAGTGAATTGTTGCGACCACCCCGGCGAGTGAAAAATCGGCCGTTGTTTTCGTCCACAATGCGCTGGCGTCCGCGTCCTCAAGGTTGGTCTTTGCTTTCAACCGGCATTGTTTGCCGACGACTGTTCCAGTGGACAACGTGAACGTGACCGTCCGCTTTTTGTTCTGTACCAACTGCAATGCTGCAAAACCTGCCATGATATACCTCGCTTATGACGCGGCAACCGCGACGTTTATCGAATCTATTGTGACAGAAATATCAAGATCTGTCAAAACCTCTTGGTCTAAAGTTCCCTCAAACTCTGTCCCGTTCGTGCCGAACTGAACACCTGACTGCGTTTGCGCCTCGGTCGGCAATACAAGATTACCGGTCTTTTCGCCGGTATCGAACGTCACGCCATCGCGGACATCGTCCTCGGACGGATAGTCTGCCTCGGCAGAAAGCGTGCCAGCATACTCGCCACCAGCAAACGACGTCCCATTCCTGACGTCCGCCTCTGCCGGGTAATCATAGTCTGTCAATCCGCGCGCTGCTAAAAAACGGATCATTTAATCCTCCGGGTAAACGTATCCTTTGACCGTGTATATATCAGGCCGCGTTGTCATATACCGATTCAGCCCTGACGGCGACTGCCGCAACGGGAACGCCGGGTCGATGTGCTTGCGTATATGCTTGCCGACCAATTCCGAGCAATACTCGCCCAGCGGCGATTGCAAAGCCCGAACATTGAAAAGCTGCCCGACGATACCAAGAGGGTCATATCTACGTTGCCACCACTTCCGCGCGGCATATTCTTTGACTACTGCAAGCAGTGCCGCCGCCTGTTCAGGCGTACACTTAACAGACCAGAACTTGAGTATCATTGATTGCTTATCGTACACCTTGATCGGAACACGTTTATACCCAGAAAACAGCATGCTATCATATAGACCGGGTTCGGTCATGGTCATTATATGCCCGTAGTTCCCCTTCGTGTGCGCCGTTGTCGCCCAGTTAAAGAACGAGCGCAGATCGTCAGTCAGCACGATAAGCGGTAGGTCTTCCTGCTTCAATTCATACGGGTTTATTATTTGCATTTTCTCTGTCACCCCTTGTAAAGTACGCATTGACAATCAACACTACTATCGGTACAAACACGTCAGCAGGTATCATACCTTTCAAAAAACCTATACATGTTGCAGTAGTAAACCCTACAACCATTATAAACCTACCTGAAAGAATTTTGCTCATCATTTCACCTGCCTGTATTTTACCTCTTGCATCCATAGCAGCTCTTTCACAATATCCGTTGAATGGTACAGCTGGGGGCGATTCGTCAATATTGCGAACATCTTTCCCCTCGGCTCTATCCTGATAACATCCTCATCGCGCACGAACACGAGCGCGTCCCCTTCTCGGCTCGGCAGCTTAACCGGCTTTTCAGAACAACGTAGACGGCATCGCATCTTTTACCGCCTTGATATTGGACAACGGCTTTACTGAATCGAGTATCTTTACCTTCTGGTTTATCTCGCCAGCCCAGAAGGATATTGCCACGACCGATGTGATTATCGCTACCCAGCTCCCGGCGATCGC